TCATAATTTGTTTTTAATCCTAGCTGAAGTAATCTTCTATCAGCTATATATCTATTGTATGCATACATATCTTTTTTAGTAAGACCTTGTATGTCTCCCATATCAAACACTAAGTCTAAAAATTTATCCTCATGTTCTACCATTTCTCTACAGATTTGATATATTTCTTTTTTGAAATCATCTGTCCAAATGTCTAGGTTTTCTTGTATAAATTCTCTAAATAGTTTTGTCATAGCTTCAACGTGCATTGACTCGTCTCGTATAGAGTATGTAACTATCTGACCCATACCTTTCATTTTACCAAAGCGAGGAAAGTTTAGCAAGATAGCAAAGCTAGAAAACAATTGTAAGCCCTCTGTAAAAGCTGAATAAACTGCTAAAGTTTTAGCAATACTTCTTTTATCTTTTATGGTAGGTTTAAACTCTGTAACGTACTCATGTTTGTTTGACATTTCTTCATACTCTGCAAAAGCTTTATACTCTATGTCAGGCATACCAACAGTATCAAGAAGTAAACTATAAGCATGTTGATGTATAGACTCCATGTTAGCGAACGACCCCATCATCATTCTTGCCTCAGGTTTCTTAAAAATACGCATATACTTATCAACGTAACCTGCTCCTACATCTACATCTGACTGTGTAAATAATCTAAATATTTGTGTAAGTAAATTCTTTTCTATATCTGTAAGTTCTTGCCAATCTTTTACATCGGTGTGTAAAGGTATTGATTCAGGCATCCAATGCATTTGATTTTGTAATACATAGTAATCAAACATCCAAGGGTGGTCAAAGGGTTTGTAATAATTTCTATTGCTTAATAAGCTCATTTTTTCTCCTGTTGTTGGGCATACTTTTGAAGTAGCCATTTGTTAAATTGTTTTTTGTATTCTTCTTCTGTGTATACTATAGAGTTTGGTGCTTTGTTTTCATCACAATGGTCTAACCACATTCGTCTACAAAAATCACTAAATTTTTTTTCCATTAAAACTCCTTAAGAAGTAAGTCTAACTTCTCTTGAGCAGTAGCCATTTTTTCTAAGAGGACATCCATAGATTCTATTATGTGTGGGTGCTCTGCTACTCCAACACTAAGTTCTAAATAAGTATCTAATTCAGTTTTTGCTATAGCAATCTCAGCTTCATACTTTTTTTGTAGAGCATTAAATCTACTCTCGTACATTCTATCAAATTTATCTTCCATATTATTATCCTTCACAGGCTATACATTCTGTGTCTTCTAAATTAATTCGTGGTATCTTAATGTTTACATTCTCTGCATCCCTTGCTGATTCCGACCTAAAGTAATATAAAGACTTTAGTTTATGCATGGCATACCAATGCACATCATTTAGATACTGTAAGTATTCATCGTGTACTTCTTGTTTTTCTGTAGCCTTTGGAGATACAAAGAAAAGATTTACACTTTGACTTTGACACACATATTGTTGTCTCATGTGTGCATGTTCTACAATCCATATTTGATTTATTTCATCTGCTGTTTTGAAAACTTCTTTTTCTTTATCGGTGAATATATCCATTGACTGAATAGAACCTTTATTAGCAGTTATCTCTTTCCAAATTTTTGTTTTGTTTCCTTTCTTCTTAGAAATAATTTTATCTAAGTATTTATTTTTAACTTGGTACGAACCTGATAAAGTTTTGTGTGTAAAAATGTTCGCACGATTTGGTTCAATACTAGGGGAAGTACCACCACATATAATACTACTACTGGCATTAGGAGCAATAGCCAAAAGATGAGCGTTACGCATACCTGAACCAGTAATATCAGGAGCTTCACCACGTATCTCAGCAAGAGATTTACTTGCCTCCACAGATTTAGTTTTGATATGATTGAAAGCTTTGTTGTTAAATCCTGTTGCGAAGATTCCCTCAAAAGGAATATTATTCTTTTGTAAATAGGCATGGAAACCCATAGCTCCCAAGCCCAACGACCGTTCTCTATAAGCTGAGAAGCTAGACTTTGTGAATCCTTTTTTACCTTCTCGTATGTGGTTTTTAAATCTTTTAAAATTTGCATTGTAGTCTCCTAACTCTGTTGTATCTATTGCATTATCTATAAAGTGTTGAATAACATTATCCAACATTGTAATTAAATCTGATATAAAGTTTTCATCTTTTGACCATTCATCATAGTGTTCTAAATTAACACTTGACAAACAACAAACTGCAGTTCTTTCTTCATTAGTTGGTAAAGTTATTTCAGAACAAAGATTACTTTGTTTAATATCCAAGCCTAAAGCTTTTTGTTCTTTAGGTAAAGATTCATTACAGGTATCAATATTAACCATATAAGGTTCACCTGTTTCTGCTCTAGCATTTATTATTTGCCACCATAAGTCTCTAGCACTAACAGTCTTGACTGCTTCTCCTGTCTTAGGGTCTATTAATCTCCAGTCATTATCGTCTTGTACTGCTTGCAAAAACTCATTAGTAAGATTAACTCCGTTGTGTATGTTCAAACATTTTCTATTTATATCACCACCTGATTCTTTACGTATGTTTATAAACTCTTCTATTTCCGGGTGGTTTATGTCCATGTAAGAAGCATAACTACCTCGTCTTGTAACTCCCTGATTGAATGCTAACATCTGAGAGTCAACAACTTTCATGAATGGTATTGAACCAGTAGAACGACTATTGTTAGCAGTAGCGATGCCATTACTTCTAATATCTCCCCAATATCCACCAATACCTCCACCTGAACTAGCGAGCCATATGTTTTCATCATAATGAGAAGATAACCCGTCACGACTGTCAGGTACGTAATTGAGAAAGCAGCTAATAGGTAAACCCCTATTGGTTCCCCCATTACTAAGAATAGGAGTGCTAAACATGAACCATAAAGAGGAACTGTACGTATAAAGTCTTTGAGCCAATTGAAAATCTGTGACACCCTTGAAGGTTGCTCCGAACACGGAGGCTCTTGCGAATGCTTCTTGTGCATGTGTTTCTCCTGATGCTTCGTAAAGATACCTATCCTTAAGTGTATCTAAACTGAATTTATTTAATTTGTTTTCTTTACTATAGTCTATTTTAATACCTAAGTATTCTTTCTGACCAACCTTGTCTTCGACCATTAGTTTTTCTCCTTGTCATTTAAATGTAATGCAATAAGTGCATAGTGTATAATTTTAAGTAGGTCTGCATCAGACTTACCATTCTTTTTTCCATACCTCATAGCATACTTCATGATGTTACCTATACAAAAACCTTCACCATGTCCTGCATCAATAATCATATCTGTTGCTTGATACTTTGAATGAGCGTAGTGTTGAGTGTAGGTATCGTCAATATACTGTTGCACACTTCTTAAATTTATATTTTCATCAAATTTGTAATCCATAATTATTCTTTCCATTCTTTAGGTAGTGTATGTTCAGAGAACCACCTAAAATTATTTTTTTCTGCCCACTCTGCATGACTACGTTTTGTTCCGTCCTTTCTTCTTTTAGCTTGAGGCATAGGAGAACTAGGACTTGAAAACAAAAAGACTAACTCTTGATTAGGTTTAAGACACTTACGTATCCAAACATATTTATTGTATTCTTGGTAATCCCAAAACCTACCTTTAGCTTCAAGTAAGTATTCTACACCATCTATAACTTTTGTAAAGTCAGGTTCGTAAGTGTGTTCAACTATGTAAGAAACTTTATCGGAATGATGACTCCATTTTTTTAAAGAGTTTTTATGTAACGTATACTCCCAATTAGAATCATAACCTTTAGGTAAATTTTTTTCTATAGGTCTAACCTTCCGTGGTTTTCTATATCCTCGTTTCACACTATATCCTGTAATGTAATTTCATCTAATTCTTTTGTTAAAGATTGTTGTTTAACTTTCTGTATAAACCACCTTTCAGTAAAGGCAGACAGGCTTAACTTTTGATTACTGTAAACATACTTTTCTAATGTAGGAAAAAAATCTTTATAATTTTCTTTAGTTATATCTTTAGCATCTTCTGATGAAACTAAAGTGTGTAACCACTCATACATTAAGTCATGTGCTTTACGTTTAACTTCTTTTGATTTGCGTCTATTCATATTACTGCTGAGTCATAGTTCTTAACTAATTTCCAATAAGTTAATAAACTATTAAACATTTTTTTGTGTTTAGCATGAGACTTCTTCTCCCAAATGTGAGGTAATACTAAACCTGTGTCTGCTCTATCTACAAATATAGATATTCTTTCAGGAGATTTTACATTACAACCTTGAGCATAAGCTGACAATTGCATACCGTGGTCGTCATATACTAAATTAGATGCTTCTTTATCTTCTAAATTATCTTTAGTTTTAAAATCAATAAAGATACCTGACTTAGAATATAAATCTATTTTACCACCGTAACCTTGTGTAGCACAAAAAGAATCTTCTGCTATCCATTCTTCATCAGGATATGTTTCATCTAACCAAGATTTAATTACTTTGTAAGGTTTAGTTTCTTTTTCTCCTAAAAAACCCTGTTCAATTTGAGCATGAATTTTAGTTCCTTGCTTTGCAGCTTCTAAACCTACTTCTTTACCTGCACTTTTACATTTGTTTATATAGTTAGGGTCGTCTTTATCTACTTTTAGTGAAGCTTTTAAAGCTTCCGTAATCTTCCAGTTTTCTAAAGAAGGTTTAGCTGACATACCTATAATGGTAGTAACAGAAGGAACTAAACCTAAAGACCTAGCATCACGTAATGTAGTGTTTCTTTCTTTACCATTAGCACCTATAATAGTATACATAGGTGTTCCGTCTATGTCATACCAATGTCCTGCTTCTGATGTGTAATTATTTTTTGTTGTCATTTTTTTTACTCTCTTTAAATGCTTTGATTACGTCAGTTGAAAACAATTTCTGTAAGTTTATTAAGAACATACGACTTGCGTTATTGTCACCACCTGATACAGTTTTGAATGTATCCAAATCATTTACAATTTTTTTCAAGGTGTCTGTTTTAAAAACTAAAGTACAGTATTCATCTTTACCGATGCATAGATTGTGAAACCAATAATCAGCTTCTGTTGCTTTGATACCAGAGGGTTTACCCCATGACTCATACTCTATACAAATGTTACCTGACTTCTGCCAAATATCTCTTTCTGATTTGACTTCTATCTTTTTATTAGTGAGCATGTCTGCTATCTTTTCTTCTCTAACAGTACCATACTGTAAATCTAAATCAAACTTCTTTCTATCTTTTTTAGTGGGTTTCATTCCAACTGTCTCCTATTTTATACTCACCTGTTAGTGGGCATCTCATGTTAAAAAAATCTCCTGCTTCTTCAATACATTTAACTGCAATCTTTCCAACCCATTCTGCATCTTGTTCAGGAACTTCTATCTGCCATTCATCATGAATATTAGCAACAATTTTTACATCGTCTTTATTCGCTAACTTTAATGCATCATTTAAAAACATTAAAGCTTTCTTCATAACTATTGCACCACCACCCTGTAGTAAAGTATTTAATGCTGAGTGTTGATGTCTCAAAATAATCTTCCTTCCGTCTAATCCTTTTAAGTAACCTTTTGAAGACGCTCTGTCAATTCTATTTGTAAGAGCTTTAAATGATGGGTTACTATCAAAAAACTGTTCTCTAAGTTGTTTACCTGCTCTTGAGCTTCCTCCAATAATACTACCAAGCTTTGCATTTCCTGCTCCGTAGCATAAGGCATAGATGAAAGTTTTAGCCTGATTTCTTGATTTAAGTTTTGCAAGTCTTTGGTTAGTTTCGTGTATGTCACCGTTGATAATTTCATTTGTGTATCCTTCATCGTCCATATAATGTGCTAACATTCGTAGCTCTAAACTACTAGCATCAACACCTACTAATTTATTTCCTTTATCTACTATCCAACAACTTCTACATTCAGAACCGTATGGACTATTAATACTGGGAACTTGTGCCATGTTAGGATTTCTATGTGCCATCCTTCCTGTGATAGCTCCTGTAGAAACAACCGAACCATGTACTCTGTTGTCTTCACCTACTGCCTCAATCCAAGATTGGATTTGAGCAATTCTTTTTTGATATAAAAGAAAATCTGCAATGAGTTTAGCTTCATAGATATGTGTTATATCTTTTAGCGTACCTTCATCTACTTTTGGTTGACCTGTAGGTGTAAGTTCTTTAGGCTTCCAACCAAAATCTTGTAAGTATTCTCCGATTTGTTTACGAGAACCTAAATTAAACTCTTGCAATCGTTGTCTCATGAAAGGTTTAAATGGTCTTACCCCACTAAGTATATCAGAATATTCTTGATTGGTCAAGCCTTGTTTAGATAAATTACCATCTTTTTTCTTTTTAGGAACGACTTGCTTTTCGTCAACCCATTTAGGCTTAAATGTTTTATGTACTTCATCTACTGTTTCTTGTAAGAGTCTACTTAATTTACTTGTAAGTAGAGTAGCTTCTTTCATGTCAAACAAAAAACCATTTTCTTTTTGGTGTGTTAATATGTGTGTAACATCATGCTCAATAGTTATTGATTCTTTAGAAAAACCTGCTGATTCTTTCTTTAAATGTTCATAAAGTTTTTTATTTAAATTAACATCTGTTATACAATACTTAAGCATTTCATCTGAATATGTTTCCCATTCAGGTGATTTAGCTTTATGAAAGCCAAGTCTATATCCCCAAGACTCTAGGCTATGTCCACCTTCTCTACTAGGTTTAAACAATCTAGAAAGAACAAGTGTATCCACCACTAAGTCTAAATTATAAAGGTCAACACCCGTTAGTTTTTTAATTACAGGTATATCAAAACCTACAATGTTATGACCAATAAGTTTATCTGCTTGTTGTAAAAACTTAATGCCTTCATCTATCTTTGTGTTGTCAAACGTATGAACGCAATCGTGTTCATCTACTGCCACAATACAATGTATTAACGTAGCATCTAACCCGTCTGTTTCTATATCAAATACTAATTCCATAATTTCTCCTATTAAAAAGGAACACTATCTTCTTCTTTAGAACTATTAAGTAACTCATAATCAGAATATTCTGATAGTCTACCCGTGTCTTTATCATACACTAAAGCAGTAGCCATACCAACATCACCTGTATATCTAGATTTTAGTACTCGTAATCTAGTTGTTCTAGATTCTAATTCATCATCTGATTGTTGGTCACGTTCTAAAGCTATAACACAATCACTAAGTTGAGCTATAGCATTACTGCCTCTAAGATGTGATAAGCTAACACTTACTCCGTTCTCATGTCCTTTGTCACCTTGAACTCTACGAAGGTGAGATACTAATATAACACCTGCTCCTGTTTCTTCTACTAAACTACGAAGCCTAGTCATAATATTATCTATAGCTCTACGTTCATCACCTTCTGTCATAGAACTAACTAACATATGAAGGTGGTCAACAACTACCCATTTACAATCACAACCTACAATAAGATATCTAAGTTTAGAAAAGATATCATCTAAATCATTTGTACCGAAGTGAGCATGAAGAAAGACTCTGTCATTACTAAATATTTTGTTGAACATAGTAGTCAATGTTTCATAGTCGTAAGTATCTCTGACACTATCAATGTATAGTCTAGCGTTAGCTTCAATAGACATAATACCGTCAACAGTTCTTCTCCAATCTTCTTCAAGAGCTATGATACCTACGTTATCTTCTGTTTGATTGACAAGCCAATGTTCAATCTCTCTAGTGATAGAAGATTTACCAAGACCTGTGCCACCTGTTAAAGTTATAAGTTCACCTTGTCTCATACCAATTAGTTTTTTGTTGAGACCTTCCCAAGGATAAGGAACACTAGCTTTCTTATCTCTTGTTAAGAATTCTTTTTGTTTTTCTGATACTCGAATTATTCCACTTGGAGTATATACTTGTGCATCCCACCAAGCTCTAGTAAATGCTTCATGACTTTTACTACGAAGCATATCATTAGGGTCTTTGTAACCCTCAGGTAAAGTAACTATCTTACATTTGTTTGGCTTGATAATTTTAGCTACTTCTTGTGCAGACTCTTGACCTGCTTGGTCTTTGTCAAAACAAAGAACTACATTGTTGAAACTTTCTACATACTCTAAACTTTCTTTGATGTCTTTGACTGCTGATTGAGCACCACGTTTGATTGATACAACTGCCCACTTGCTACCAAGTAATTCGTATGCAGACATAGCATCACACTCACCCTCTACAATAGTAAGATACTTACCACCTTCTTTGAAGAGGTGTTGTCCAAACAATCCTGTACCCTCGAAGTTACCTTCTGTAGAAAATCGTTTGTCTTTTACATATCTAATTTTATGTGCAGTTAATTCATTGTTGTTGTAGTAAGGATATAAATGTTGAGAGAGTTCTCCGTTACCGTCATACACTACCTTGACTCCATACTTTTTAGCAGTATCTGCAGATATATTTCTATCTGTCAGCGAAGCAAACATACCACCATGAGTAAGATTCGCAGGGGTTGTTTCTTGTTTTGGTTTGTATTCCACAGAACGTACTCCTATATTATTTTTGTTTGGTAAAAATTCTCCACAACTAAAACACTTTGTAGACCCGTCTTCATTTAAAGACAAGGCATCTGTACTACCACAAGTGTTACAAGGTAAGTGAAACTTTACAAACTTATTGTTATCATTCATATATTTTATCCATAAAAAAAGCTAGACACTTTACACAGAAATGCCTAGCTTTAGTTTTAAAACAATCTAATTTTCTTCTGTGCTTACTTCATCAGACTGCGTTGGTTCTGTAAGAACTTCATCGTCTCCATTGTAGATACTAACAAGTCTATTTGAAAAGAAATTAATACCTGCTTGATATTCTTCTACATCAAGAACTGCATTAGCTTTCTTTTGGTTAAGTCTTTGTAGCCTTCCGAAGACTGCTTGTCCTTCCTCAGGTAAATCCTCTACAAAGACTTGAACATTGTCAATAGTTACAAATGGTTTTTCTGAATGTTCTATCATGTCTGCCATTAGAACTCCTCCCCGTCACCAAATGGGTCTATTTCTGAACCGTCTGCTGACGTTACTTGAACGAGGTCTAGCACTTGCATAGCTTTGAAATCTAAGCCTTTACCTGCTTTACCTTGCCACGTCCAATCATACTCATTGTACTGAACTCTAACAGTAGAACCGTTACCTACCATGTCGTCAATGATTTCCTTACTAGCATTGTAAAGCTTTGGTGCTTTACGTATCATACCGTTTGGTCCATTAACTTTTCTTTTTATAGTGATAGCCTTACCGACTGGCACAGGGTTACCACTCGGGTCTTTAACTGTTAAGTCTTTGACCCTATGACCTGACGATTGAAACTGAGAAGCAGTCTCTTCGTCTACCACTACGTCTACTGTATAGACTGGTTCGAATGTAGTGTTGGGTGATGTCACATATGCCCAATACGCTTTTCCTTCTACTAATGCCATAATTATTTACTCCTATTTTGGCTAATGTTGATGTGATGCATTATACTCCTTCCTTTATTTTTTGTCAAGCAATTTTTTAAGAAAGTTTATAATACCTGATTGTTCAGATGAAGGCACATGTACCATAAACATTTTACTATTTTCATTGTATTCGTTTATATAGCAATCTTCATTTATGTACATAGTCTTACCATTGTCTAAACAAAAGTTATCCCAATCGTTAAATTGGGTTTGTGTTAAAATAAATGTTTCCATTCTAGTCTCCTAATATTTTTATAGGTATGTAACAATCTTTTACATTCCCTGTCAAACTAAATGAATCTAAATATGCCTTCATACCTCGTTTAAGTTTGTTAGGAATGGAAGGTTGATAGTTTACATTTACTATTTCATTGTCTTGAACATCATAAGAAACTTTAAATGAATAGTCTCTTCTTAAAGAAACATCTTCTATATATGGTAACAATCTACTATGTGGGGTAGGGCAAGAAGCAGTAGTCGTTATCTTTACGACAGGCACTTCGACAGGTAATTCTACTACCTCTTGCTCTTTAGTTTCTGAGGGAGCAGGAGTGCTTTGCAAGTCCTGTGTTCGATTCTCCTTCTCTTCAACTAATTCTTCTTCAACTCTTTGTGGTTGAGTATCAAAAAACATTTGATAAAAGTTATCAGCAGAGTCTTGAGTCTCCTGTAATTGTCTTCTAACTTCATCTAACTCCATCGAATTATCTTCTATCTTCTGTTCTAAATATTCAAAGTCTGTTATATTACTTTGAACATATTGTGATATTTTTAATAAATCATTATTTAATTTATTAATTTTTTTAAATTGTTCGTCTTGATATGTTAGTTCTTCTACTACAGTAGACACAAACCAACCAAAAAACAATACATAAGCTATAATATAAATATAATCTTTACGTTCCATACTGTCTCCTTTTAATTCTTTTCAATTTTTTTCTCCAGTTTAATTTCCAAACCTCTATTGTACCATCTTTAAAGTGTACTGTCAAGACTCCATTGTTGGCATGTAGAGAAGTTATAGTATCTCTTGCTTGTTGCTCTGCATACATTTCATGTATGTCATACTCTGTCATTATTTACCTTGCCCCCTATATTTTTTATAAGTTTGTTTTTTTCTTTTAGGCATAGTCGCAGTAGCTACATTACCTCTACCTATGTGAGTTTTCTTTCCTCGTGAACCTGTAACAGGTTCGTGAGCTACTTGTCCTCTAGTTATTCTTAATGCCATGCGTCAAATCCTCGTGGTTGAAAGTCTACTGCTTCTTGTACTTCTTCTAAAGTTAATGTTGGAGATATAGTTTCTCCACCACCATTGACTCCCAATATCAAACCATTACCTGCTAAAGTTTGACCGTAGTTATCACCATGATAAGTAAAGAATAGTTGGTCTTCAACAAACAATCCTTCATCATCTACATAGATGCCATTTGTTTCATCAATTCTAACTACATCAAACGTAGCACAGTCAACTAAATCATAAATATTATGAAGAGTTCCGTCAATCTCTACTTCTTTTATTTCTTCGTTTTTTGTATCAATTAATATTGCTTTCATATTTCTCCTTATGTCATTGTTAATAATCTTTCTTTCTCAGCTACTGCCATGTACTCAATATCCTGTGAAGATACTGCCTCACGACAATGATAAGATAAAAACTGTATGAGTAAATAAACTACATAAGTATCGTCTTTACTCCAACCTTCGTCTCCTTCAAACTTTTCCCAAATATAGTTAACACAGTCTTCCTTTAGGTCAGGTCTGTTTGGAAGTTGCCATTGCCTATCTACTTCTTCTTGTATGTAAGACATTAATTCTTCTTGATTCATTTCTCTAACTCCTTTATCATTTGTTTTAAGTTTTCTATTTCTTCTTCTAGTCTTCCTAATGTACAACTAATATCAGATTGAATATCAGCATTAAGTCTATCATATTCATCATTGATATGTTCCATAGCATAACTATAGTTATCTTCCTGAGTTTGTTTAACATCATCTATATCATTTTGTAAAGAATATATTTCTCTTTCAACATCACGATTTATCAGGTCACGTACTCTATTAATATAAGATGTAGCTTCTTCAAAGTCAGCTTCACTTTTTTGTTTAACATCAGCTATATCATTATGAATACTCAGTATTGTATCTGAATATTCAATAGTATCTTCAATATAACTTTCTAATCCACTTAGAACTACGTGTTCTTTTGCGGTCTTTTCGTATGCACTCATGCTACTAACCTCACTTCTATTTTCTCGTTATCAATTACAAAACCTGAATAATCTTTCTTGGCTTTGCCCTTTGCTTTTAGTCCGACAACTACATTGTCTTTATCTAAAAATCTCATGTCGTGTTCATCACCGTCTATGACCTCTAAACCTTTGAAGGTTTTAGGTATATTTTTTCTGAACACTACTGCTTTGTTCTCTATTATTTTACTAAATAAACTAGCATACTTTTTGTTTGCTTCTGAGTAACTCCATGTCAAGTGATAATTATCTATGCCGTTTATCTTTCTTGTAGGTATCTTAGTGTAGTCATAAAACTGTATGTTAGGGAACATATCAAATACATTCTTACCATTTACTTCTTGATACTCCCATTGAATATCAGATGTACCATTCAATCTAAGACTAGGTTGCTTACCTAACTTATCACACTCCTTCTCAAACTTAGTAATGTCAGAGACTAATTGCCCCATAAAGTTATCATACTCGTTGAAATAAAGCAAGGTCTTTCGTATCCTAGCCTGTTGAATTGAAGTATAAACTCCACCTAATCCTGCAGTATTTAAGCAGGGTTTATCACACTTAGCAATCTTAGAATAAGGACAAGTAGTTTTCTCTCCGTCAGCTAAATCAGAGGGAGCAAGATACATAATTCTACTAAAGTATTGGTCTTGTATCTTGTTGCTCTTATCAATCTTAGGACTAGAGCTTGATAGTAATTTATATGTAGGCATAATTTCTCCAGTTAAAAAGTGTGTAGCTAGTATTAGCTAGGTAGTTGCGTTGAGCCATATCCCTAGATTTTCTCACTTCGCACTCAAATACTAACTACACTTTCAATCAAATAGAATCCTCAGTTATTTCATTAATGATTTGAGGCAGTCTTTCTGTTGAACCTTTTTCAAGTAAAGCTATTGCAAGTTTATCAGTTATCTCTTGATTTAAAGAATAAGCATTATCAACAAAATCTAAATCATTTTTATAACCTAAAACTAAATTCACACGATTGTTATGGTTAAAAGATTTGATATGAGTCTTGAGTTCTTTCTGTAGTTTTCTATGTTTATTATAGATTTCTGACTCTTTTTCTTGTAGTTTTTTAATAGCTTCAATTTGTTTTTCAAAAGATAAATAATCTCTTTTACTAACTAACTGTCTAGCTTTTATTTTTCTTTGTTTATTTACTTTTTCAGCTATAGTATTAACAATAGCATCTTGTTCAAATTTTCTTAATTGTTTCATAATAATTACCTTATTGTTTGTATTTTATATTTAGTATATTCATAGTTTTGTCTATGAGGTGTTACTGATACTAATTTAAAACCTTTTTTATGAATTTCAAATATATCTTCTCTATGAGAATAATTCTCTAAGTATCTGTATTTGTTATCTTTTAAGTATCTTTTAGCACTCTCTAGTGTATTGAATATCTTTAACATAATTGTTTAGTATTGTTGTTGAATGTTGGAGCATGATACAGTACGACTTGCATTTTGTCAACACAAGACGTACTGCATAGATAACTTTTATCCGAATAAAGCTTTATTCATTTTTTGAAATAAGCTGGGTTCTTGGAAATCTCTATTTAAACGTAGAGTTTTGAAAGCATCTAAATACTCATTTTCTATCTTAAAGTTTTCAGGAACTTCAAGAACTTGCATAAGAGGATTACGTTTACCAATACCAACTTTTTGATAAAACCTAACATTTCTTTGAGGGTGTTTCTTCAAAACATTTAAAGAAACTTTGCCGACATGAGTTGTATCAAAAGTATCTCCTGATGTAAATTCATATCTATCTTTAAGTTTTCTAACTCTAGCGATAGAAACATTTTCATCATCACACAGTTTCCAAAAAGTTTGTACTTCTGACGGTGCATTAGTGATAGCAGTTGTGGTTGCTGAACCTTTATTTGTATATGTTATAGCCATAATTTTTATTATTTATAGTTAAATTAAACTTTAGTTAAGGTCAAAGTCATAACCTATTCGTCAAACAAATCTAAACCTTCAAAGGTATCTTCATTGTTTTCTAAATTCGTTAAAAATTCTTTTAAATCATCACTCATATCATTCTCCTAAATGTTTTGATGTTGCTTTGATGTTGGGAAGTATGGCATACGACTGATTGATTGTCAACACAAGACGCACACCATAAATAAACTTTATATCTAATTACTTCCATGATAAATGTTTAGAGTCAAGAAAATAATCACGAGGTTTTTTCGTAAACCCATAATCTTTGTACCATTCTCTCTTTCGCTTTTGCCCTGAAACAAAACTATCTGACTCAGAGTCTCGTCTCCATTGAACAAAAGCTTTAGTTTTAAAGTTTTCAAGCGACAGTCTAGCTCTATGCGAACGACTACGCATAGTAACCCACTTTCGACCAATCTTGATTTGATACAGTCTATTACCAAATTTTCCCATAAAGAAAGTTTCAAAGTGGTCAGACATTTGAGGGTTTAAAAGTCTTTCTTGTCTTTCAGGTGAAATTTTTTCATATAGTTTTTCCATGTTTATCTCCTTAATGTTTTGTGATTAAACCTCTGAGAATGTACTCAACTTCGTCTAAATGTTCTACTGCTTTTTCTAGTTTGTCAAAGTCTATTGTAGGAAACTCTTTTCTAACTCTGTCGTCTCCTGTTTGACTAGCCAAAACTATCATGTCTAAAAACATCATCATCCCCCTAACATCTTTTGACATTGCTTCAAATGTTTCATTCTTCATTTGCTCAAAGGATTGTGGTGGATTCAGTTCTATTACGTTATCTTTTTTATCTTTCATAATTATTTGTTGTTGTACTGTGGCACAATTGCCAAAGCCACTCCATCAAAACATGGTGATGATTTTTTGTCAAGTTTGAAATCGCAACGCATAAATAAACTTTAGTACATAAAGATTATAGCATAGTTATTATATAAAAACTATATAAACTCCATACTCCTGTAAGCTTTTGAAGGGTGTTAAAACGTGTAGACACATAAGTACTTACGCATAAGTATCTATGTAAGCCTTACGTAAAGACTAAAAAATACTAATGGCAAAGTTACCCTAAAGGGTAAAATTTTTATTAGAAAAAAAAGCTTGACGGGGTTTCGGCAAAAAGTTACCTTGTAATGGCAAATTTCGGCAACGGTGCTGAAATGTTTAACGAATGACCATAGGTCAGGAGGTTGTTATCAAAACAACAACAAAAAATGGTGCTAAAGCACCCCAAAAAACCAGTAAGTTTAACGAAGAAGCTAGAGCTTCTTATCCTCAAGTAATGAAAATTGCTATGCATTTTTCAAAGCTTACTAAATGTCCGAAGGACATCAAGTTCGGAACTTTGAGAGGTCATTTTTTAGCGAAGCTAAATGATGCAAAGAAACCTTTGACTCAAGGTCAAGTTTCTAAACTTCTTACGCTGAAAGCTGTTCCAGCTTCGGATTTGAAGTCCATGAGAGCTTATAAAGATTTTCAATCTTCATAAGCAGTTTGGGATTAGGGAGCTTTATGCTCCCTTTTTCCCTAAATTTTTATATAAAAATTGGAGAAAATTTATGAGTATAAATTTTGAAGTATCTAAACACTCTTTCTTAGATGGTTTACATCTAAAAACAGAGTTTGAAAATGGATATGAAGTATCCATTGTTCCTAGTCAAATCCCTTTCGGGATTAATGATTTTCAAGGTAACCCTGAAAGGGTTGAACTAGGTATTTTCTTTCAAGGTACTATGATTAGTACCTTTAGTGATGAGGATTTAACTTACTTGACTCCGTCAAGAGCTATTGAAATCTGCAAAGAGGTCGAAGACCTCAATCCAAATATCTAACTAGATATTTGAAATTTAAGGGAGCTTTATAGCTCCCTTTTTTTGTCTGAATTCTTTTAGGCCTATTTTATTCTAAAATTGGCTCAAAAGAATTGACCAACAACAACCAGGTATCTTTCAGATACTTGGTTAACAATCAAATTTAAAGCTATTTAGAGAGCCGTAGAGCCATAAATACTATCGAACCCTAGCTATCCCCCCAATCAGAGTTAAAAACTCTGTAGAGCCTTGATTTACCTATTGAATCTGTAAAGTCTTTAGAGACTTTAAAGTTATAATAAACTTACATAAATTCTCTTAGAATTTTGTAAACTTCATATTCTTTTAAAACTCTAGAGAGTTTTAGGAGCTATCCAAATAATTAGAGATGAGAATTAAGTCTGTAAGACTTGTCAGATATCTCAATTCTTTAAAACTCTTTAGAGTTTCAAGGGGTAGGCAGGTGACCACCCCCCTCTCCCCCTATATATGCACAATCCTATACATTTTTAGAAGTTTTGAAGTGTTAAGTAGAAAATAGCCCCGGACATCAAAGAGCTTTAAAGAGCTTTATAGTAGGGTAGGAATATATAGATGTACAACCCCTACCGGACAAGCCTCAGTATACAGTTGTATTCCAAGTTTGTCAAGCATTATTTAAACTACTTGACAAATTCATACTCATACCCTATAATAAAACAAATGAATCTTCCAGCAACTAAAAGAAAATTAACAGAAAAGCAACAAGCTTTCTTAGATAACCTTATAGAAACAAAAGGAGATTTAAAGCTTTCTGCTGAACTTGCAGGCTACGCAGGAAATCACTATCAAATTATGCAAAGCCTTAAACAAGAAATAGTCGAGTTAGCCTCAACAGTCCTCGCAAGGGAAGCACCTAAAGCAGCTTTTAAGCTTGTTGAAGTCATGGAGAGCGATACAGCCATGCCACAAGCTAATGTAAAGTTACAAGCAGCACAAACTATATTAGATAGAGTTGGTGTTTCTAAAACAGAACGAATGCAAATAGACCACAATGTTTCGGGTGGTATTTTTATATTACCTGAAAAAGAAACAATAGATATTAAAGCAGAGGATACTCAATATGAAGATATTCCTAACTGAGTATACTTTAGAAAATAAAGTTTACGCAGGTATTAATATATTTGCTTCTAGTGATATAGAAGCAGAACTTATTGCAGAAGAACAAGGAGTAACTATTGTTGGAGAAATTACAGGTGTTAGATTTAAACCTGAGTTTTATGACTATTTAGAATCCGAAACAAAAAGAGTATTACACTAATGGCAACAAAAAAGAAATCAACAGTAAACAAAGCAGGGAACTACACTAAGCCTACTATGCGAAAGAATCTTTTTAATAAGATTAAAGCAGGAAGCAAAGGGGGTAACGCAGGTCAATGGTCTGCACGTAAAGCTCAGATGCTTGCCAAACAATATAAAGCTAAAGGTGGAGGCTATAAGTAATGGCACTTAAGAAGTCTCAAAAGTCTTTAAAGCGTTGGACAAAGCAAAAGTGGAGAACAGCAAGCGGTAAAAAATCCTCTGAGACAGGAGAAGTCTATGCACCTGCAGCTACGATAAAGAAACTTAAATCAACATCAGCAGGTAAAAGTAAATTAGCAGCAGCTAATAAAAAGAAACGAGCAGCAACTGCAAAAGGTAAACAACATGCTCGTCATGGATTACACAAAGGAAAGAAAAGATAATGTCAGAAAAAGATAGCAGATTAAAAAGAGCAGGTGTTAGTGGTTTTAACAAACCTAAAAGAACTCCTAGTCATCCTAAGAAGTCACACATAGTTGTGGCTAAAGAAGGCTCAAAGATTAAAACCATAAGATTTGGACAGAAAGGTGCAAAGACTGCAGGTAAACCTAAAGCAGGTGAGTCTGATAGAATGAAAGCAAAACGTAAAAGCTTTAAAGCTAGACACGGAAAGAACATAGCTAAAGGAAAAATGTCAGCAGCTTATTGGGCTGATAAAGTAAAATGGTAACACCAGAAGAATGGCAAGAGAAAGAATTAAATTGGTTGGCAAAGAAACAATTAAGTTTTGTAGCTATTATGTCAGTTATTCAAGTTAGTATGTTAGCACTCATGATGTTGTTCATGTATATTAATTCAATTATATTTAAGTAAAATGCCACAGTTAGGTTCAGACAAACAACCAGTTAAATTCAAACCTTTAGCTAAACAAAAAGCTAGATTATCCATGAGAGGTAAAGGTATTCGTGACCAAAAACAATTTGAAGAAAACTGGGATAAAATATTTAATAAGAAGTAATGGCTTATTCTCAACAAGTCATTGATAGGTTCAATAGTGTTTTATCTGAACCTGAAAAACATTCAGTAGGTCGATTCGACCCTCAAGACCCAAACGTAGCTACAGGAATGACAGGAGCACCTGCCTGTGGTGATGTTATGCGTTTACAGTTAAAACTAAACGGAGATACAATAGAAGAAGTTAAGTTTAAAACATATGGTTGTGGTTCTGCTATAGCTTCCTCTACTATGTTTGTAGAGATGTTAAAAGGAAAAACAATAGAAGAAGCTAAAGAAATAAAAGATAAAGATATAGCACAAGCTTTAGAGTTACCTCCAATTAAGTTACATTGTTCTGTTCTTGCAGAAGAAAGTATACATAAAGCTATAGAAGACTGGGAAACTAAAACAAAACATAGGAAACACAATCAATGATTCCAAAGGATTATATAAAAAAGAAAAGTAAAACTATTCCTTTTGGATATGAAGTAAGTGAGTTTGAAGGTTGGTTACGACCTATTCAAGCTGAGTTATTTGTTTTAAACAAATATATTAAAAAAGTTAAAGAAGAAGCATTATCGTTACGTGATGCTGCAGAGTTAATTTCTACAGAAACTAATAGAAGTATAAGTCATGTTGGTTTGTCAAAGCTAGTAAATAAAAATAAAGGTGGTAGACCCAAAGGTTCTAAGTCTAGTTATAACTATTCACGAGCACAAAAAAGAAAACAATTAGTTGCTAGAGAAGAAAAGAAAGTTAAAAAAGAAAAAGAAAAACTTAAATTAAAAGAAGAACGACTTAAAAAAGAAAAAGAAGTTATAACAAAAGTAACAGAAAAAACTAAAGATAAAGTTGTTGTTACATCAGACTTTGAACAAGTGGCTCCGTCTGTTCAAGAAATAATAAAAGATAGTAATATAATCTTTCATCCTAACGAAGGACCGCAAACTAAATTTTTAGCAGCCGATGAAAAGGATGTTCTTTATGGAGGAGCAGCAGGTGGTGGTAAAAGTTATGCTATGCTTATTGACCCACTACGTTATGCACATAAGAAAGCTCATAGAGGTTTAATACTTAGAAGGTCTATGCCAGAGTTACGAGAACTCATAGACAAATCCAGAGAATTATATCCACAAGCATTTCCGGGTTGTAAGTTTAAAGAAGTAGAAAAAGTATGGAACTTTCCAAGTGGAGCTAAGATAGAGTTTGGTTTTTTAGAAAGAGATGCTGATGTATATAGATACCAAGGACAAGCATATAGTTGGATAGGGTTTGATGAAATAACTCATTTACCCACAGATTTTGGTTGGAACTATCTAGCCTCTCGTTTAAGAACTACAGACCCTGAAATAAAAACTTACTTACGCTGTACTGCAAACCCCGGTGGTGTTGGAGCACATTGGGTAAAAAACAGATACATTAATCCTTCTGAGCCTGACAAAAGTTTTTTAGGAGTAGACGGTTTAACACGAAAGTTTATTCCTGCAAAATTAACTGATAATCCTTATTTATCTGAAGATGGTATGTATGAGCAAATGCTTAATTCATTACCACCTGTACAACGCAAACAGTTACTAGAAGGTAATTGGGATGTAAATGAAGGAGCAGCTTTTGTAGAATTTGACCCTGATGTACATGTTGTACCTCCTTTTCAAATTCCTGTAGCATGGGAAAGACTAAAAGGTATTGACTATGGGTATGCATCTGAGTCATGTTGTTTGTGGGGAACAATAGATATGACGGATGGAACACTCATCATTTACCGTGAATTGTATCGAAAAGGCTTGACAGGTCAGGAATTAGGCTCTATAATAACAGAAATGGAAAGGGAAGACCCTTTTTCTGTTAATGGTGTATTAGATACAGCAGCATGGGCAAATACAGGAACAACTGGTCCAACTGTTGGAGAAGCTTTATTAAGAGCAGGACATAAACTAAGAAGAGCAGATAAGAATCGTATTCAAGGTAAAATCCAAATACACGAATATTTAAAAGTAAAAGATAACGGAAGACCTAAGTTACAGATATTTAATACATGTCCAAACTTAATAAGAGAAATACAAAGTATTCCTTTATCAAAAACAAATCCAGAAGATGTGGATACACATGCTTCGGACCACGCATATGATGCTCTAAGATATATGATTATGAGTAGACCAAGAGTGGCAAATACATTTGACAGATTAAGACAATTTAAAAAAGAAATGTACTCTCCTTCTGATTCCACTTTTGGATATTAATATATGGCAGGACAAGACAATACATTTTTAAATGCTAATAACATCTACGAAGAAGTAGAAGGTGAAGCAGGAAAAAATTTAACTTTAGAACAAGACCAACAACAAAACTTAGTTGGTATTATTAAAGGTAGATTTGCTTTAGCAGAAGATGCTAGAACTGGTGATGAAAAAAGATGGTTCACAGCATACGAAAATTACAGAGGATTATATAATAACTCTGTTAAATTTAGAGAATCAGAAAAATCTAGAATATTTGTAAAGATTACAAAAACAAAAGTACTAGCTGCTTTTGGTCAATTAGTTGATGTTATATTCGGAACAGGTAAGTTTCCTTTAAGCATTTCAGAAACAAAACTTCCAGAAGGAGAACAAGGACAAGCATATCTAGATATGAACAATCCTTCTCCTTCATTAGAAATACCTGATAATATAGGTAATCGAATGGAAGACCTTCCACAAGAACAAATGTTGGATGATGTTGGGTATGAAGGTGATGGTAGAGTTTTAAAACCCGGAGCTACACTAAGTAATGGGTTGTTTGAAGATGGTGTTGATAAAATAGCCGAACCATTTTTAAAAGAAGGATATTCACCATTACCTGAAGTACCTGAAATTAATCCTGCTCAAAAAGCTTCTCGAAGAATGGAGAAGTTAATTCACGACCAAATAGATGAATCAAATGGTTCATCTGAAATTAGAAATGCTTTACTAGAAGCTTCATTACTAGGAACAGGAATTGTCAAAGGTCCATTTAATTTTAATAAAGTTTTAAATAATTGGACAACAGATGCAGACGGAAACAGAACATATACTCCATCAGAAGTTAGAGTACCTCGTATAGAGTTTGTAAGTTGTTGGGATTTTTATCCTGACCCTGCTGCAACTAATATTGATGAATGTGAATTCATAGTACATAGACATAAAATGAATCGTAGTCAATTAAGGCAACTTAGAAGTATGCCTTACTTTGATGAAGAAGCAATAAGAGAATGTCTACAAGAAGGACCCAACTATGTAGAAAAACCTTATGAGTCTAGATTAAAAGATGATTATGAAACTGATACATCTTATAATCCTAACTTTGAAGTTTTAGAATACTGGGGTATTATGGATGCTGAGTATGCTAGAGAAGTAGGTATTGAACTTCCTGATACAATAGATGATTTAGACGAAGTACAAATTAATGCATGGATATGTGGAGACTCTTTATTAAGAGCAGTAATAAATCCATTTACTCCTGCACGTATACCTTATCATTCTTTCCCATACGAAAGAAATCCTTATAGTTTCTTTGGTATTGGTGTAGCTGAGAACATGGATGATTCTCAACAAATAATGAATGGACATGCTAGAATGGCTATAGATAATTTAGCACTAGCAGGTTCTCTTGTTTTTGATGTTGATGAGTCTGCTTTAGTAGGTGGACAATCAATGGAGGTGTATCCCGGAAAAGTGTTTAGACGACAAGCAGGGATGCCGGGTCAGTCAATTTATGGATTAAAGTTTCCTAATACTGCACCTGAAAACATGATGATGTTTGATAGGTTTAGACAGTTAGCAGACGAACAAACAGGAATACCAAGTTACTCTCATGGTCAAACAGGAGTACAAAGTATGACTAGAACAGCATCAGGCATGTCAATGTTGTTAGGTGCATCAAGTTTAAACATTAAAACAGTTGTTAAAAATCTTGACGACTTTTTATTAAAACCTTTAGGAGAATCATACTTCCAATGGAATATGCAATTCTTTGAAGGTGGTCTTGATGTAATGGGAGATTTAGAAGTTAAAGCTACAGGAACAAATAGCTTGATGCAAAAAGAAGTAAGAAGTCAAAGACTTACTATGTTTTTACAAACTGCACAAAGTCCTGCTATTGCTCCGTTTGTTAAGATTTCTAAACTTGTAAGTGAACTAGCCTACAGCTTAGATTTAGACCCTGATGAAATACTCAATGACCCTGAAGAAGCTGCAATGATGGCACAGATAATAGGAATGCAAAATGCTAACCAAGCAAACAGCCAAGAAGTTGAATCCGTTGGTGAACAACCTCCAATGGGAAGCCCTGACGGAGCACCTACAGAACCTCAAGACCTCGGAGTTACAGGTACTGGTGGTGGCAACATCGGAACAGGAAATGTTCCGGTCGCAGGGGAGAGTGAATTCTCTGGATAAACTTATTACATTAAGAGAACAAGTTAAAGAAGCTTTACTAAGAAACGAAGAAATATGAATTTAACTAAAGTAGCTAGATTATTTTCTAAAGGAAATAAAACTACAAAAGTAGATGAGCTACTTGAAGATATGCCTTCTTTTGTTGCTAAAGAAATTCAAGAACCTCAAGGGTCTTCTTGGATAACTAAAGCTCAAGCTAAAGAAGCAAAAAAGAATTTTGAAAAAGAACGAGGAGATTCTCAAGACCCTAACGATAGATTACTCCTAGCAGAACTTGATGATATTATATTAGGTAATGTAAAAGGAATTGAACCAACAGAAGATATACTAGGTAAAGGTTGGGAACAATTTGCTAAAGGGTCAGATAAAAAAGCTTATCCTTTACGTTTTGCAGGTGATGAAGTTGATAGAGAAATGTTTCAACGAAAGTATATTGGTAGTTATGATAACTGGGCAATACAAAAAGAAGACCAAATTTCTGATTGGTTAAGTAAAACAGAAAATGGAAAACGATTTCAACTAGAAACATTTGGACAATTAATTACTCCTTTAGGAGATACATCTTTAATTAATAAAACAGCTAGAGAAGGGAAAGAAACAGAATTAGAAATTATGCGAAAGCTTAAAACAGAAAATACATCTGATATTACATTAGAAGATATTGACAGATATGATTTTGCAGAAGGAGGAGCGACAGCTTCTCAAATGAATAGTTTAATGGGTAATAAAGAAACAACTACTATGCCTGATGGTACACCTATACCTAATGATGTACCACAAGAAGGAATGGTTCCTGATGAACAAATGGAAGCAGACTATGTAGACTTTGTAGTTGACCAAGCTTTAAGTCCAGAAGAACAAGATTATTTAAATAAAGAATTAGAAAGCAACGATACACTAAGTATGTTATTTGACAAAGTAATAGAAGTTGCTTCAGAGTTTTCAGGAGAAGGTCCAGTTGATGGACCGGGAACTGGGATATCCGATTCGATACCTGCAAGGTTATCGGATGGAGAGTTTGTCTTTACAGCAGATGCAGTAAAAGTTATTGGAGTTGAAAAACTTGAAGAACTTATGGAAGCTGCAGAAGCTCAATATGATGAACGATTAACAGCGTATGACGGTGGAGTTATAAGACAAGAGATAGAAAAAGTAGAAGCAGAACAAAATGCTCCTGCTGAACAAAATATCAATGTTACTAAATCTACGCTTGACAATCAACAACAAATTGGTCGTCAAGAACAAGATTTAGCAGGAAAAGCAATCAAAGAAAATATGATGCTTGACCCTTATCAACAACATGTTAGAAGCTAAACAAACGTAAAGCCACCCTTTTATAAAGGCACTTTACATATTATTAACCGAAAGGCTACCTTTACAAACAAGCCCTCTAGTCGACATAGAGCTACCTTGTGAACGAAGCCCTGAGTAGGAGAAAAGAAAATGACTGAACCAGTCCAAGAAGAAGAAATAGCAAACCCTTATAATGCCAAAAAGGATTATAATAGGGGTGAGAAAGATAAACCTTTTGTATCATCTGATAGTTTATTTTTTGAACAAGCTACACCAGAACCTCGTGTAGAAGAATCAAAAAATGTACAATCAGAACCTGAGAATAGTGAAACACCTTATACTCGTCCTGATTATAAAAAACGATATGATGATTTAAAAAGACATTATGATTCTAAATTAAATGAATTTAAAGCTAGAGAAGAAGAGTTAATATCAGAAGCTGTAAAAAACAGACCTGATTATGTAGCTCCTAAAACTCCAGAAGAACTTGAAGAATTTAAAAAAGAATTTCCTGATGTATTTGAAGTAGTAGAAACTGTAGCTCATATGCAAAGTAGTGAAAAAGCAAAAGTTCTAGAAGAACAGCTTTCAACATTACAAGCAAGAGAACAAGAATCACTACAACGAGAAGCTTTAACTAGATTGCAACAAAAGCATCCTGATTTTCAAGATATTAAAAACAGCGAGACTTTTCAGCAATGGGCAAAAGAGCAACCTGAATCTATCCAGTCATGGATATTTAGTAATGCTAATGATGCTGATTTAGCTAGTAGAGCTTTAGATTTATTCAAAAGAGATATTGGACTTGATGCTAATCCTTCAATACAGACCCAGTCAAGTTCTGAAACCCGTGCAAATGCAGCAGATATGGTATCAACGAAAACAACTTCTGTTGACCCAAAAACTGCTAAAATTTGGACAGAAAAGGAAATCAGTCAGTTGAGTATGGCAGAGTTTGATAAATACGAAAAGGAAATATCAGACGCTATGCAAGAAGGACGGATTGTTAAATAAACTATAACTTAAAGGAGAACGTATCATGGCTCAATTTTTTGAACCCGGAACAGATACTGATGCTAACTTTGCTAACTCCGTAAGTGGACAAACTAATAGTTTCTTTTTACCTTCGGTTTACTCTAAAAAGGTTTTAAACTTTTTTAGGAAATCTTCGGTAATTGAAGCTATTACTAACACCGACTATGCCGGTGAGATATCCTCTTTCGGAGACTCAGTAAAGATTATCAAAGAACCCGTTATTTCTGTGTCTGATTACACAAGAAATAGCGATACCACAGAAACAAGATTAACAGACCAAGAAATTACTTTGGTTGTTGATAGTGCTAAAGCTTTCAAATTCATCGTAGATGATATTGAAACTAACATGTCACATGTCAACTTCAAAGAAGTAGCTTCTAGTTCTGCTGCGTATGCATTGAAAGATTCATATGATGCAGCAGTTCTTGCTGTTATGTTTGCAGGATTGTCTGCTTCATCACCAAACCATGTGTTAGGTGCTGATAGTGCAACTGATTTAGGAGCAGGAGTCTATGATGGCTCTGGTGCTGCTGACTTAGGACAGTCTGGTGAAACTGACCCTCTAGACCTTATGGCTAGAATGGCAAGACTATTAGACGAACAAAATGTACCTGAAGAAGGTAGATGGTTCGTTGGAAGTCCTGACTTCTACGAAGTTCTAGGTCAATCATCTTCTAAATTATTATCTGTAGACTTCAACGCAGGTCAAGGTTCTATTAGAAATGGTTTAGTTTCAAGTGGAAAATTACGTGGATTTGATATGTACAAGTCTAATAACATTGCTGCAACATCTAATGCTGCAGGTAAATGTTTAGCAGGTCACATTTCATCTACTGCAACTGCTAACACAATTCTTTCAACAGAAGTGTTGAGAGACCCAACATCGTTTGGTGACATTGTTAGAGGTCTTCATGTCTATGGTGCGAAAGTACTTAGAGACGAAGCCTTAGTAGGTGCATTCTACGGAATCGACTAATCATGAAAGTTGGGGGAGTTTTCGGACTCCTCCGCTTTTTACAAAAGGATATAAATATGTACGGAAAAAATAAAAAAGAAAAAATGATGTCTGGTGGTATGGCTAAAAAGAAAATGATGAAAGGTGGTCGTGTTATGTACAAAGATGGTGGAATGGCTAAAGCCAAACCTTGTTAATATGAAAGGTGTAAAACATTACAAACGAGACGGAACCGAACATAAAGGTGGAACTCACAAAATGCCTAACGGAGATTTACATTCAGGTAAAACTCATGGTAAAACTAGTCAAAAACTATTTCATTTTAAAGACTTAAGTAAAAAAGCAAAACTAAAAGCTAAAAGTAAAAAATAATGGCAACAACATTTCTAACACTAACTAATGATGTTCTTAGAGAACTTAATGAAATTGAATTAACATCTGCAACTTTTGCAAATGCTAAAGGAATTCAAAATTTTGTTAAGAATTCTATTAACAAAGCAATAAACGATATAGCAACTGAAGAACCACAACTACCTTTCTTTGCAGTTGCAGCTAGTGGAGGAACAGACCCTTTCTATGGTAATGTTACTGTAGCTACAGTAGCAGGTACAAGATGGTATACTTTAAAATCAGGAAGTTCTAGTATTACTACTGACTTTTCATCTGTAGACTGGGATGATTTTTATCTTACAACAATAAATGTAAGTGGAGAATCAGCACCTTATGTATCTAGAGGATTAAGATATATAAGTTTAGATGAATGGACTAGATACTTTAGAGATAATGAAAATCAAGATGATGCTAATACACAAAATTATGGAGAGCCTCAATACGTAGTCAGAAGTCCAGACCATCGTAAATTTGGTTTAAGTCCAATACCTGATAAAGTTTATAATGTACATTTTTATGCTTATAATGTACCAACAGCTTTATCAGCTTATAGTGATGAAATAGTTTTACCTGACCAATATTCTAATGTTATAACTTCTAAAGCTCGTTACTATGTGTGGCAATTTAAAGAAAGCCCACAACAAGCTTCTTTTGCTTTAGAGGATTATAAAAAAGGAATGAGACAAATGAAATCAAACTTAATGAATCCTGCTCCAATGTACATAACTGATGATAGAACATACTTTTAATGGCTAAAAGTCAACCATATACAGTCGCAGTTAATGGAGGACTTGTAAGTTCATCTAATGTAATTGATTTACTTAAAACCCCCGGAGTTGCAAAAGATTTAAGAAACTTTGAAGTATCTACAGAGGGTGGATACAGACGTATCAATGGTTATCAAAAGTTTGGCACAACAAATGCAACAAGACCTACAGGTAGTGCAACAAATATACTAGGAACATTTACTTATGCTGATGGAGTTATAGTAACTGCATCTACTGGAATTTTTTTTAGTAATGATGGAGCAACTTGGGTAAACATAGGAAGAAGCTCTGTAGATGCAAGTGGAGATAACTATTCAACCTTTACAGGAAGAAGCACACTAACCAGAACTGGACAAGGACAATGTCAATTTACATTGTTTGATGGAGCTACATTTGATTATGGTCAAGTTATCATAGCTGATGGAGCTAACAAACCTTACTTGTTTAGAATGGAAGGTACTGGTTCTTTAGCCAGTAGAACTTTTTTTGCAGAAGAAATAACTGTTACAGGTACAAAACATGCTAAGTATGTAACAACGCACGATAAACATTTAATTGTAGGAGGAGTTGAAGATAATTTAAGTACAGTATTTTATAGTGCTACTTTAGACCCTACAAGTTTTAGTGGTACTGGTTCAGGCTCAATAGTATTAGAAGACCAAATAGAAGGAATTAGAGGATTCCGTAATGAATTATTTATATTCTGTACAAACAGTATATTTAAATTAATAAATATAAATGATTCAAGTAACATTGCAATTGTTCCAGTTACAAAGAACGTAGGTTGTTTAAGCGGATATAGTATTCAAGAAATTGGTGGTGACTTAATATTTTTAGCACCAGACGGATTAAGAACTATTGCAGGTACAGCAAGAATTGGTGACGTTGAGTTAGGTACAGTTAGTAAAGCTATACAACCATTAGTTACTGACTTGACAGAAAGCATAAATAGCTATATAATAAGTAGTGTCGTACTACGAGATAAATCTCAATATAGATTATTTTATACTGATTCAAGTTTAGAACAAACACAACAAAAAGGAATAATAGGAACACTAAGACCAGAAGGATTTCAATGGTCTGAAACAAGAAGTTTAGAAGTTACTGCAATTGGTTCAGGATTTGATAGTAACAATGTAGAACAATATTATCATGGAGATACTGAAGGATATGTTTATCAACATGATACAGGAAATAGTTTTGATGGTACTAACATATTAGCTCGTTACGAAACACCTAACTATGATTACGGAGACTTAGGAACTTTAAAAACTTTACATTACGTGAGAGTATCAGCAAGCTCAGAAGGTATTACAGAGCCTGATGTTCAAGTTCGATTTGATTACGGAAATACAGATATACCCCAACCCCCAGATTTATTTGACTTAGGAGTTATCAATCCTCCATCTAAGTTTGGAGATGCTTTATTTAATACAAACGTATTTGGTGGTGGTGATAACCCTTTAATAAGAATTCCATTACAAGGGAGTGGAACAAGTAATAATTTTACCATTATAAGTGATGATACAAAGCCACCATATACTATAAATGGTTTTTATGTAGATTACATACCTTCAGGCAGGAGATAATAAATGGCACAAACATATACACGACAGAGTTCGTTTGCAGATGGAGATACAGTTACTGCTGCATTATTTAACAACGAATATAATCAGTTAGTCAACGCATTTGCATATAGTTCAAGTAGTGCAAGTTCTACAGGACACAGACACGATGGTACTGCAGGACAAGGTGGTAACATTCATACTATCGGTGACTTAGACTTTTTAAACAAGATTGTCGTAGACAGTACAAATAACAGATGGGGATTTTATGTAGAAGTTTCTTCTTCTGCAGTAGAACAAATTAGATTACAAGACGGAGCTTTATTACCCGTTACAGATAGTGATGTAGACTTAGGAACATCTTCACTATATTTCAAAGATGCATACATAGATTCAATAACCACAACAGGCAATGTAGCTGTAGGTGGTAACTTAACAGTAACAGGAACTACTACCTTTAATGGTGGTACGCTTACTCTTGGTGATTCTGCTTCAGACAATGTTGTATTTGGTGCTGACGTAGATTCAAACATAATACCTGATGATGATAATGCCTATGACCTTGGTAGCTCATCACAAGAATGGAAAGATTTATACATCGATGGAACAGCCAACATCGATAGTTTAGTAGCTGATACAGCAGACATAAATGGTGGTACAGTTGATGGTGCAGTTATTGGTGGTTCAAGTGCAGCAGCTATAACTGGTACAACTATTACAGGTACTACAATTACAGGCACAAGTTTTGTTATAGGTTCAGCAGATATAAGTGAAGCAGAACTAGAAATTCTAGACGGGGCTACAGTAACTACTGCAGAACTAAACATTCTAGATGGAGTTACATCAACCGCAGCAGAACTTAATATTCTTGATGGAGTTACATCAACTGCTGCAGAGTTGAACATTCTTGATGGTGTTACAAGTACAACAGCAGAACTAAACTTATTAGATGGTGTAACAGCTACTACAGCAGAACTCAATATACTTGACGGAGTTACAGCTACAGCAGCAGAGCTAAATGCTCTTGATGGTATTACTTCAACAGTTGCTGAACTAAATATACTTGACGGGGTTACAGCAAGTGCTACAGATATTAACCTTATAGATGGTATAACAAACGGAACAGTTATAGCAAGTAAAGCTATAATTACCGATTCAAACAAAGACATTACTGGTGGTAGAAATATAACTATTAGTGGTGAACTTGATGCAGCTACACTTGACATATCAGGCGATGCAGACATAGATGGTACATTAGAAGCTGATGCAATTACTATAGGTGGTGTTACATTAGCAGAAACAATTAGTGATACTGTTGGAGCTATGGTTAGCTCTAATACAGAATCTAACATATCAGTTACTTATGAAGATTCAGATAATACACTAGACTTTGCTTTACCTGCTGCTTTAGAAATTACTACATCTATCGGAGTCGGTGGTGGCTCTACAAATGGTATAGTTCTTGAGCAAGGTGGGATTAAGATTAAAAATGGTGGTACACAGTCATACGTAGATTTTTACTGTGAATCAAATAATGCACATTATTTAAGACTACAAGCACCTGCACACTCAGCATTTAGCGGTAATCCAACTGTAACCTTACCTTCTTCTGCAGGTACAATAGCATTAACGTCTGGTAACATTACAGGTAATGCAGCTACTGCTACAGCATTAGCAACAGCTAGAACTATTGGTGGTACAAGTTTTGATGGTACAGGTAATATTTCTGTAGCTTTGGCAGATACCGCAACAGCTTTAGCTACAGCAAGAACAATACATGGTGTATCTTTTGATGGTACAGCAAACATAGACTTATCAGAAGTTGTACAAGATACTGTAGGTGCTATGTTCTCAAGTAATACTGAAACAGGTATTACAGCAACATATCAAGATAGTGACGGAACAATTGATTTAGCTATTGGTAATGTGGCTACAGTATCAGATGGTTCAAATTCAACTGCAATAGCTTCTGGAGGAACTATTACATTTGCAGGAACTTCTAACGAAATAGATGTAGCAGAAAGCTCTGGTACAATAACATATGGATTACCAAGTAACGTAACTATTGGTAATAACTTGACAGTCTCTGGAAACTTAACAGTTTCTGGTACAACTACACAGACTGGTCCAATAGTTTCAGATGATAACTTTACAGGCTTACTAAATTCTAACACAGGCAACTCAAGTGACTTTGGTTTCTATGGTAAGTATGTTGAGTCAAGTACAACTAAGTATGCAGGTTTATTTTTTGATGCTTCTACTGACAATACATTTAGATTATTTACAGATACACAAACTGAACCGGCTGCTACAGTAGATGCAACTGCGGCAGGATATGCAGTTGCTGATTTAGTAATCGGTGGTTTAACAGCTACTACAGGAACATTCTCAGGTGCTGTGTCTGCTACAACAGGTACGTTCTCAGGTGATGTAAATGTAGATAGTGGTGTTTTGTTTGTCGATGTAAGTACAAATAGAATTGGTGTGAATGAAACTACACCAACAGTCTCTATCGATGCCGGGTCTAATACAGATGCGATATTAATACCTAAAGGTACAACAGCACAAAGACCAACTGCTGAAGCAGGGTTATTTAGATACAATACAACTACAGCACAGTTTGAAGGTTACACAAGTGAGTGGGGTGCTATTGCAGGTTCAGGTGGTAGTGGTGGAAGCTCATCATCATTTGTAAGAGATGAGTTTACAGGTAATGGTAGTACAACTGCATTTACACTATCTAAATCTATTTCTGCAAATAATGAAGATAGATTAATTATCTTTAATGAAGGTGTATTCCAAAGACAAGATTCATATACGCTATCAGGTACAACATTAACTTTTGATACTGCTCCTGCTAATGGAAATAAAGTAGTTGCTTACATTATGGAAGTTGGAGTTGTAGGTACTGCACCAACAGTTGATACTATGACTGGTGATGGTTCAGATACTACACTAGCTTTAAGTGTTTCACCTTCAAATGAAAATGCAACCTTTGTAACTATTGATGGTGTATTCCAACACAAAGATACATATGCAGTTTCAGGTAGCACACTAACATTTAGTGAAGCTCCTCCAACAGGAACTAAAGTAGAATGTACAACATTTACTAATACTACTGTAGCTACTATTGAACTAAAAGA